GCGTTCTGCCAGTTGAACTACACCCCAAGGGTAATCAGCGTAATCCGTAGACGGCGGATTGTCGTCTACGTTTCAGATTGCCAGCAAGACCATGCAATTCATATTTGAATTGCTTTAGTTCAAATACGAATTGCATCATTCGCGTATTGTCGTCTAAAGCTGAGATGCTGGTGGTAAACTTTCTTACCGTCGGGGTAAACTTTCTTACAATCGGCCCATAGCTCGCCTGCGCTATTGTCGTCTAATACCCGATTCCCCTGGTGTTCCTGGCACGCCGTGCCGGGGATAGCTGCTCTGAAGCTGGGCGAAAGCTGGGCGAAAGCTTTCCCCGCTGGGCGGAAGCGTTTGATTGTCGTCAAAGTTGAGTTGAAACCACCCTCGGATTTCAGAGGGCCAATCCATATAAAAGCAGGCAGAAGCAAGCAAATACGGATGCCCTCCACGATACCCCCCTACGTCTCGGCAAGCACACGGGGTGCCCTCACCCTATCGCTTAGGGACAGCGTGGTACAGCGGCCCCTATGCTCTGCCTATGGCCAGCTATGTACAGGGAGAGGGTCGCTGTGTGACCGTAGATAAAGCCTCCCCACAGACACCCCCATGTGCCCCTCCCCCTATGCTACCTCAGCACACTGGCCTCTTACGGATCGCTGGGTATACCTTGCGCCGTGGCCTTAGTGGTGGGCTATTGTCGTCTATGGTGGTGGGGTATTCGCTGTCCTTGGTGGGTACGCGGCCCCCGCCTGCCCCCGCTGATTGTCGTATGGTATTCGTGTCTTGGATTGTCGTCTTGCTGCTATTGTCGTTCATTCGCGTGGTGTCCATTTTAGGGTTCTTGTGAGCGCAGCCGCATGCGGTCTACCGCTTCCAACTGTATTGTCGCTTGTGTTCGATTGTCGTAAAGAATCTAAGACGACAATCCCGCTATCACCACAACAATAAAGCTTGCCCGTAGCTGCCCCCACTCGATCCCCGCTGCTGCACGCCTCCCCTGCTGGGGTAAGCTGAGGAACTGAAAGTAGACGACAATCCAAGAATCAGAAGGGTACTCCATCTATAAAGTAGCTCTCTATGGTAGTCCTACTCTCTGTCATGGTGTGTATCTCTTTGGTGGTCTTCAAGAGCCACGGCGCGTAGGGCGGCGGAAACTGTGCAAACGATGCAATAGTCACCGATTGTCGCTCAAGTAGCTCCACTGCTGACCATCTGGTTTCACTGCTTGTAAAGTCTCCAACATGACACTTTGTGATCATGGTGAAGCCCGTCTCCTTGCCCTCTACGATCTTCTGCTCTCTACCCATGTTGTTCTGCTCTCTGTGAATCTTCAAGGCTTGGTTCAAACGGGCGATTGTCTTTGTCCATCTGCTGTCAGAATATCCGTCTGGGTCGTTGAGTCCGTCGGGCGTTCCTACGTCGTTTTCTAAGTCCACGGCCCAAACGAGGTTTTGCTGTTCATTGGTGAGTGCCTCAAGTGCATACGCTGTGAGCGCGATTGCCTGCCCTCTGTTGTGGAGTAGCGTTGTCCCTACTGGCTTCTCTGGTAGCGGTTTCTTCACTGCCTTCAAGCTCTTGTAAGCGTCCAACAAAGCTGTTCCGCGTTTCATCTTGATCTCCTTTGCTGGTGGCGCTGCTCTTTTCTTAGGCACTGGGGCAGTGTAATCGCGGCCTTGCGGGTCAAGCCTCAACCCGTAGTCACGCACTGTGTGCGGATCGCCTACGATTAGCTGCTGTTTGAACCTTTTGTAATCGACCTTGTGGTGCCACCGTTTGAACTTCCGAACAACCTCAACGCAGTCTGGGTGCTGTTCACGCAATGACTCTGCAAAGGCTTTCCGTTCGTCACCGTCAGTGTAAACCGTGTCAGTGTTGCCACCGCTCATCCGTTGCGTCGAAACTTTGCCTGCCAGAAACACGTTCATGAGCACAGTACAGTAGCCTGCTTTGAGAATCCTGAGCGACAGATCGGTGTCTTCGTTGTACCTCCCCCGCCAAAGCTTCCCGCCATCCCTCTCGATGTCTACGTCCTTGATCATTAGTGTGCAGGAATAGATGCGCGTATTCAGGTAGTATGGTGGAACGCGCTCTGTCTTTTTGCTGAACGAATAATAGTTGAACCCTGCCTGCCCGATGTTGGTGTACCGCTCCACAAAATCTTCGGTAGCTGCAAAGATTGCTGGGGTTCTGACGACGTATTTTTGGTTGTCAGTCAAATAGTTGAAGTCCTCGATATTGTCGTCTAAAAGCCAATACTTCGTGGTGGGCGCGATCTGGTCTACATAGTTTCTGACTGGGATCGACGACCGCGTGGTCGTGTCGAACTCGCCTGTGATCACGCGACTGCCCCACAAAGCACGGTAGCTGGCTACGTCACTGGGTTCGACGACAATCTGAAAGGGTACGCCCATCCTTGCCAGCGCCCGCGCTGTGATACACTTTGGACGCCCTTTGCTAATGATATAAAGGGGATAGCGAGGCTGCACGTTTGTGTCCGACAACCAGCCCCAAGATCCCAAGCCGCGCTTTAGCTTCGGATACCAGATACTCTGAGTCTTGTCGGTGATCGTTTGGTCGAAAATGGTCGATAGCTCGGAGCTATCGGCGTCGGTGTCTATTCTGATTGTCGCTAATGGACGGTCACGCTCTTGGACAAATCGAGGCATGTCCTCCCATGGTGGGTGGGCCGCCAGCGGTCTAACTGCCTTCGGCTCAGGAACGGTCGATGTGTGTTCACCACTTTTCTGAAGCTGTAAAGTGCTGCCGTCTGTCAGCGCAACGCGCAGTTTCGCGATTAGGCGCAAGAAGGCCATAGGATCAGCTACTCGTAAAAACAACCGTCGGGTCACGTTGGCTTCTCCGCCGCCTTCGCCTGCATAATCAGCCCTGCTTCGATCATCGCTGTTGCTGTGCGTCCGAACCACCCCTGCAACGTCCAAGCAAGCCCTGTGTCCACAAGGTGCTGCCATGCTGCGACGATCTGTTCGTTCTGCTCTGTCTCTGAGCCTTCTGGCTCAATAAAGCCTTCTGCAAGGCCGATTGCTTGGTAACTGGTCATTGTCGTCTACTTTAGGTACGGGGCTGGCATCAGTACCACGCCTTTTCGAGTTCTTGCATTGACAAAAGCTCGATGTTGGGTTTCGAGAAAGGGTAGTTTGGTTTGAAAACGACAATCGCAGATCCCTTCGGCGCTGCTGACTGTTCGACCCCTTCGTGATCCAAGAATCTGATTCTGCCTGTGAGTAGCTTGACATGCTCTGCACGCCAGACCCAGTCACGCCACCACGTTGTGTCCGTGGATGCAAAGACAAGACAGACGACAATCAAGCCGCATTGCTGGCTCTGCTCGTATGCTCGCTGCATCCACTTGCCAACGTCCCGTCCGTAGGGTGGGTTCAGCCAAACTGCATCATATCGCTCTGGGTTCCGTATGTGCTCGACCCATGGTAGGCCGTTCAGACCGTCTTGATCTTCACTTATGTAATCAGCGCACTTCGTGTTCTCTTTAGACGCTGCTGCGTCCAGTTTGAAACGGAAGCGCCTGTTTAGAGGCTCGAACACCTCCAAGGGTGTTCGCCACTTGTGGGACTTGCTGCTGTGGATGACTTTCCAGTCGCGTTCGCTCATGCTGTCAGCCCCATAAGCTCTGAGTAATCGAACTCCCGTCCAAGTGCCTCGACGATGTTGATCTTCGACACGCTCCATTCGAGCACTGTGTTGTTGTAAAACACCCCATATTCCGCGACCTTACCTTGCTTCCAAGCGAAAGCGATCCCCGCTTTCGTCGGTCGCCAGAACCCGCTGCAACGCTTCTTTGTATTGTCGTTCACTTTAGGCTCGATAAGCCCCCAATGCGCCAGCAAAGCAAAGCTTCCACCCATTGAACGAACGTCACGATCCCCAAGCGGAATGTCGTGAACATGCACGAACGTCTTGGTGCGATCAAACTCCCGAACAAGCCCGATCAGCCCTGCTGCCATGATTTTGTTGATCTTGCGCTTGTACTGCTGGGCATGCTGCCCACAACACGGGCAAGCCACTCCGTCGTCAAGGTTCTGATCGAGATAATCGCGTGCTGCTTCGAGGGTGTTCATAGGGTTCAGGCTCCACTGGGTTCACCCTTCTCTATGCCCGTAACGGTTGAAACCTCTTGAACTTTTTGATTGTCGTCTACTGGTGGCGCTGTGATCTTCACAGGCTCAAGCTTGACCGTGTCGTCCTCCTTCTCTGCCTCGGTTTCATCAAGGCCCGCCCTTGACACCGCAAGAGCGCGACTCATTGCTGAGATTTCTTCCTCACTCAATGGTGATCCGTCGGTCAACGCTGCGTGCTTCCCACCGCTTGCCGCTGTGATCGAACCGCCTGCAACCGCCGCTGTTGCTGTGCTGTCGGTGACTGTTCCGCGCTTCTGACTGATACGCTTGTCAAGCTGCACGAACGCTCCTACGGCCCCCTCAAGGCTCTTAGGCATAGCTGGCAAGATGCCTGTGACGGCGTTGCCCGTGATCCGCTCAAGAACAAGCCCGCGCATTGACTCCAACGCTTGAATCTCTTGGATTTCAGCCTGCACCGCCTCGGTCTGGACATGAGCCAACACCTTTGCACTGACTTCTCGCCAGTGCTCATCTCGTCTGAGACGCCATTGCCCTTTTGATGACGCTGCCAAGAATCCCGACCATGTCAGAACGTCCCGAATCATCGGCGACGTATCGCTGTCCTCGATCCGCTCTGTCTCCCAGATTTCACGGATGGATGCGCCATGGCGCTGGATGTACCGCAAGAATCCTCTGAATGTGGCTTTGCGCTGCTTCTCTGCGATTGTCGCCTTGTGTAGCTCGGTTTTAGTCGGCTTCGGTGGCGCTGCTCTTTTCTTTTTCTTTGCCATGGCTCAAGCTCCCAAAGGCATCAGGTTCATGGCGTATAGTGCCATGTTTGCAGCGTCTGCGATCCCGTCCATGGGCTTCCTTCGCCTTCCCGGAGTTAGGTCGATTTGGGGAAACATTCGACGACATTTGATCACGCTGCGTGCCTTGGTGTCTGCACCTTCTACGCCGCTCAGAACTGCGCTCTGCCACTTGCGCGGCCTGACGATCTCGTAGGGGATTTCTAACGCCACCAACGCCATCTCAAGCGCACCGTAGCCGCGCCCTGCTGTGAACGCTGTACTGCGTCCCTCCCCAGGAAAAACCTGAGCATGCTCCAGCACTGCGAAAATGCTGCCATCTCCGCACGACGCTACCTCTTTCATGCTTATGAACATGTCGATGACTGCTCGCATGTCGAGAATGTTTTTGACGCCCCGCTTGCCTTTCCGCATGACCCCAACGTCAACGACTGGCATCGGCGCGTAGAAAACCGCTTCGTGCTTTTCGTTGATCGCGACAATAGCGCCCTTAGCGCCGTTGTCGATTCCTATTCTGATTGCCATTCAAAGCTCCCTGATTCTGCTGTGCTCGTCGCTGTCTCTGCTTACTTCCAATGTCCTATTCAAGACAGACGACAATCGCGGATCGTGGTCAATAATAACGATGTCTGCGATTCCTGCACCGTGTAAAGCTGTCACCACCGACGATTTCCCGCCCTCGTCAAGCCCGCTGAATACTTCTTCGTCGAGCACAAGTAACGACAATGCCAGCCCGCTCCCACGGGTGAATGCTGCTGCCACTCCGAGATCGACTGCGAGATTGATTCGCCGCCTTTCACCCCCTGAGTAGGTGAGCAGATCGCGCTCGATTTCTTTCCCCTTTTCGACGGATCTTACGATGGTCTGGATTTCTTCCTTGACCCGTCCTTTGATTTCCTTCGTCGCTGGAAAGTCGATGCTCATACCCTTGTCGCTCAGAACTGTTAGCCACTGGTTCGCTGCTGACTCAATGGTGAGCAAAGCCCCCGCTGCCATCTGTGCGCGTGCTCCCTTGGCCCCCAAAGCCTGATCCCACGCTTCCGCTGCCTTGACTTGCACCGCTGCTGATTGCGCGGCTGCTGCTGCTACCGCTGCATCGCGCCGCACCCCTGCCAACTCACGCTGTGCTTTGTCTTTGGCGTAGATGTGCGGATTCTGCACGCTCTCCAAGTCTGCAACCCGTGATTGCTGGTGGCGTAGTGCGCTTTCCGCCGCTGGTAGCTCTGGTGACAACGCTGGTATGCCGAACAGCCTTGCCTGCCACCCAGCACGCTCTGAGACAAGCCAAGCGTCTGCTGATTCGAGCACCTCTTGACACTCTTTGACGAATGCTTGTGTGCCGTCGCAGGCTTTGCCGAGATTGTCGGCTGTGGCTTGACTTGTCGTCAGCGTATTCATCACCGCTGGGCCAACTGGCTGTGTGCATGTTGGGCATGGATCACCCATTGTCAACGATGACAACTTGGCGACCTCTTGCCGCGCTGCATGGGCTTCCGCGTGGGCTGCTGTGTAGGTGTCCCTCGCTGACTTCACCGCGTCTGTGTAGGGTGTGCGGTCAAGCGTGGGTTCCTCTTTCTCAAGCTTCGCCCGTGCTTCTCGATTGTCGTCAAGCATTTTATCGTGCTTCGCTGCGTCAGCTACCGCTGCCTCGTATGCTTCGAGATCAAGCTTCGCCTTGGCGATCTTGGCGGTCTGCTCTCCATCCCAGTTTTCGGCGCTGGTCGTCTCCTGTTCCACCGATCTAATCAAAGACGACAATCGGTCTTCGAGGTAGTCAGCCTGCCTCTGGCAAGCCTTGTGCGCCTCGTCTGCTCGCTTCTTCTCTGCTTTCACCTTTTCGTGGTAGCGTTCAAGCTCATCTGCTCCGCTGATCGCGTCCAGAATCTCACGCTTGCGCTTGTCGGTCGCTTCGCTGAATGACCATAGATCGCCCTGCCCGCGTACAACTGTTTTCGTGAACACATCGTAGTCTGCACCGATGATCGTGTCGATTGTCGTCTGCTCGCTTGGTAGCTTCTCGGACTTCTTACGGCCTTCCTTCTTGGCCACCGTGATTTCTTCGGATCGGGCACCGCGAACACGGGTGATCGTGTAGGTGGTTTTGTCGCCTGTAAGCGTCACTGCGACCGTCGCTTTCTTCAGCCCTGTACCGATGACGGCTTTGCCGCTGATCGCTCTTGTGCCGCTGCCCATGCGCTCTGGTGGGCATTTCCCGTACAGGCACCAAGTCAATGCTTTGCTAACGGCTGTGGACTTCCCCGCGCCGTTCTCGCCAACGACGGCGACTGGCCCCTGCCCGTTCAGCGTGACGGTCTGTTTTGTTTTGTAGCTCCCGAACCCTTCGATCTGAATGCTTTTGACGATCAATCCCATAGCCCTGTTGCCTCCGCCCATTCGTGTAGCTCTACTGGGTTCAGGCTCAACGCCTGCGGCCCGTGTTCAGCGTCGATGAACTCTCGCGCTGCCTCAACTGGTTTTTCAGACAAGACCGAACGGGTCAGGACAGAACTGGCTTCGGGTTGAGCGACAATAGCAGCGCCCTCCAGCCCGACTGCCTTTAGCTGCTTGGCGGCTGACTTCGCCTCTTTGCGGGTAGCTGGTGTCATGACTCTGACCTTGTCACCTTCTTTGATCCCGTCAGGCACTATTGGCGGCCCGCTCTCTGGGTTCCAGTAGACTGTAAAGTGCCTCGGTGCGCCGATGTCGTATGGGATGCGCTTAGGTAGCCTGTCACCGTCCCAACGCAGCCAACCCTTTTCTTGTCCTTCTTCGGCGAATGTCGTTTGGTACGGCGATCCACAATAGATGATTGGCCCGACGTTTTGAGGCGCGTGGTAGTGCCCTGTGATGACCAAATCCGCTGGGCAGTCGCGTGGAGATAAGCCATCGCGATCCCTGACCATGTTGTTTAGGTAGCTGCCCTTCCAACCTTGGTGTGTCCACCAAACGTCTTTGTGCGCTGGTTTACCGATGCTGTTGGTGACGCACTTCGTCGCCTTCCAGAACTCGGATGGGTGCAGGTAGGGCATCATCAGCCCGATAGGTGTTAGGGTCGGCTGGCTAATGACATGAACGTCTTTGCTTTCGAGGGCTTCGAGTGCGTTCCGCTGCCCTTCATATTGATCGTGATTTCCGACGACAATCCAAACCTTGCCTTTGAAGCTCATCAGAAAGTCTCGCAACCTGTTGAACGTCGGCATGTGCATCTGATTTGGCTGGTCGAAAATGTCGCCTACCAACACGGTGTGCCCGCCGCGCTTTTCTGCGTCTTCGCGCAGTGCTTCCAATGCTCGAAAGACATATTCCGCACTTCGCTGCGTCAGGTGTAGATCACTCGTTGCTCTAATGGCATCCATGCCTTTCCCCATATTATCGGCCATCCAAGTAAATGTCGTTCAACTTTGCGCGTAGCTCTGGGTCTTCGTTCATCATTTCTGTCAACTCTGACCAGCCGCGAAAGCTCTTGTCCTCGCCGTCAAGGATCGACGAGTCTGTAAACCGACTCCAGCCGCCGCCAACGCGAATGATCCCGCGTTCCTTCAGATCCTCGTAGATGCTCCAACCGTCGCTGGCACCTTCTCCAAAAATCAGCCCATACCGCTCTGTTCGATAGGGGTCGTTGAGCTTGTTCTTAGGCACCTTGATCAGCACTTCTTGTCCAACTGGTGGGTGCCCTGTTGCTCTGCTTTTTCCAGGAGCGTACATCTCGCCGCACTTGTCGACTTCGACACGGATTGTCGTGTGGTACTTGATACCGCCGCCGCCATACGTCTCTGACTGCTTGCCCCAAGTTCGTCGACCGCCGCCGATATTCAGTTTTTCGTACCGCTGATTGATCAAAATCATAGCGATTGCTTCGTCGTCGATAAGCTGTATCAGCCGTCTGAGATTTCGACGGATGACCTTAGCTGCTGTCGCTGGGTGAACGTCTCTTGCGCTGCCCTCCAACTCAGCCTCTGTTGCCGTACCAGCGACACTATCCCACCCAATGACTATAGGACGGTCGGCAGCCTGTGCGTAGTCGTTAGGGACGCCTGCGAGCCAGTCTGCGAGCGCCTGCTTCCGCTCGTCGCCTTCGCCGTAGAGCACAACTGGCTTCAGTAGGTCGCGTGAAGCTGTGTCGCGAATGCCTGTTGCTTGGATACCTTGGTCTTTCTGCCATTCCATAAGCGCAGCCGCCTGCGCCCTTCCCCACTGGCAAAAATCATAGCTGGCGACAGGTTTACGATTTTTGCTGCTGTCGGCTGGGTCGAAAACGACGTACTTGTACATCGGTGGCTTGGCAACCTTCTTACCTGCGCGGGACAGTGCATCCAACCATGCGATAGCATTGACATGTGCGACGGTTCGAGCGAGCGTCTCGACTTCATCAAACATCGCTTCGACGGTGCGCCCGCCGATCCAAACCAAGCTTTCAGGCTTGACCCCCAGTGACGCCATATACGCTCGATTGCGTCCTCGCTCGGTGTCTGCAAGGACACCAACCCCGCCTTCGCGCTGACACTGTGCCAGAATCTGGTCGAGCATCGTCGACTTGCCCGCTCCCGGCCAACCGCTGATCTCCGTGATCCTGCCCAACGGAATGCCTTTCGTGCCCAACGCCCGTTCGAGCGCAATGTTGTTGCAGCCGACGTAGCCGCGTGGAGCGCCAAGCTGATCGCTCATGTCGAGTGTTGTTGCGCTGCCTTGCCCATGCGCGTCTCTGACATGCTTGGCAAGTGTGCGAGCGAACAAGTCGACGGGTGGTCGCTTTGGCTTTGGAATAGGCGGGGCTTTACGTTTCACCGTGTATCTCCTTGAGTGCAGCTTCGAGACTAAAATCCGAATCAGATGGGTGCCCCGCGCTTAGACGACAATCCGCCATCACAGGACATTCGCAGCAGCCTCGATCATCTGGCCACCATTGACCAAAACACTGAGGCTGCTGCGGATTGTCGTCGGCTAAAACGCCTTCTGATTCGGCAGTGATGGGGGGCTGGGTGGCCCGCCCGACGGTGCTGCTGGTGGTGCAGGTGGTGCCGACTTCGTAGGCTGTGGACGCGCTGCCGCGACAGCCGCGCTGATCTCATCGACATTTTTCGCGTCTTGCCAGTCGTCCATCCCGTCTGCCCACACGTTGTGCGTGTCGCCTTCGTTGCCCAGTACCGCTTCTGCCACTTGCGCTGCTGTCAGACCCTCCTGTTGCCCGTTGGCGTTGTGCAGGTGGTACACAATGCCTGAAGGCGCTGGCGCTGGTTCAGGGGCCGCTGGTGCGGATTGAACAGGCGCTGGTGGTGCTTCTGGTGCCGCTGGTGGCGCAACTGGTGCTGCTTCCACTGGTGTAGCTGGTTCGTGGTAGCTGACGGCCCCTGCTGGGCGAGGGTCAAGCTGTGCTGCTACCTCGTGTAGCTCATCCAACTCGGCAGGCTTTGCCATGCTCTCAAGATCGTGAGCGTTCTTGACGATCTCACGTTGTTCGTCTGGGATCGCTGACTTGTCCATATCCGTAACGCTGTAACGGATGTCAATGCGCTGCGGCCCGATGCGCCTTGTTGTTAGCAAGATGTCGCGGCCCTCGTCAGGATCTTCGATGAACGCACGCTTGGCAACACAGATGTCCAGCAAGGCGTTGTGGATAGTGCGACTGAAAGCCCAGATTTGAGGCTTGTTATCCTCGTGATCTCCGATGTTGTCGACTGCGATCACGTTCGCGAATACCCGAACACGAGTAGACATTTCTCGCGCAAGACCAAGGTAAGCTGGGTCGCGGCTGGAGTACAGATCCCGCGAAAGCTTACACAACGGACAGACGCCGCTGCCACCGTTGTCGTCGTGGTTGTCTGGACAGACAAGCACCTTGATTTTCCCGTCGACCTTCAAAATATGCTGGTCGACCGTGACCCAAAACTCGTCATGAGGCGTTCCGTCTGACGACAATCGCGGCACAATCCGCAACCGTGCGCGGGTCTGCTCATTAGTCCTCGCGGGTTTGTCCAGCTTCAGCCAAGTGTAGTCATTCCCGCTGGAACGCTTGTTGCTGCGTGCTTGCATTCTGTTTAGTTCGCGCTCGTAGACGCTCATATCTCTTGCCATGATCTCAACTCCGCTGTGCAGGTGGTGGGGGCGGCCCCTTTCGGCGCGGCTTGTTCGCCTCGCTATCAATCTTCTCTATGCGTCGGGATTCTGAAACCTCCCGATCTTTTTGATTATCCTCAGCACTTCGGATCGCCCAAGTGCGCTGGCCAGCAGCGTCAAGTGCTGCGTGGATTGTCGCCCAAGCTTCCTCGGCTTTGATTGTCGTCGAGTAGTATTCGGCGTACTCGTCTTGCGTTCGCAGCCATGTTTCGGCAACCGAAACACTCGGACATTTCGCAGGCTTGTCTTTGCCCTTGCTGTCTGTCCCTGGATTTACCGCGCACTCAAAGCCTGCCTTCTTAGCAGCCTCAAGGCTGTTTGTGACGCTGAAAAGCGTTCCATCCCGCCAAATGCGGTAGGCGACTTCCGATTCCTGCTTGGCTCGATGCGCTGCTGCGGCAAGGCGTCCAAGTTCAGCGACAAGCTGTGGCGTCCTCGCTGCTTCCTCCAGCGCCTTGTTGGGGTTCAAAGCTACCATCAGCGCAAGATAGCTTCCTGTGTATTCCTCCCCGTTCACTACCACTGGTGGTAGCTCTGCGATTCCCTGCACCCTTTCATTTAGTTTCATTGGTGTAATCCTCCTTGTCGGCCCAATGTGTTCTCGTCGTCTCCAAATCGGCAACCACTGGGATTGTCCCGAAAAGACCTGTGAAGCCTTCCATCTCGCGCTGAACGATCATGGCTACTTCGTGTTCATCCTTGGTGTCACAATCGACTTGGATTTCGTCGTGGACGGTGGATGTCGTGACTGCTGGAAGCTTTCCTGTCTGTTGCAGCAACCACAGTTTGACCAGACTGAAGCGCGTTAGCTCCCCTGCTGATCCTTGTACAAGTGACGCAAACATGCTTCGTTCTTCTTCAGATACAAGGTTCTCATCGGCCCAAAGCAGGCGTCGACCGTGGCGCACGCGGCTTGCCCAGTTGACAAAATGAGGGTCTGAGTGCGTCAGCATCTTCTGGAGTAGGCGTGCTTTGGTCTTCTCAATCTCTGGATTTTGCTGGTGGTATTGGCTGTAATACCGCTTTGCCACTTTCTCCGACAAACTTAGCTCTGGATTTGTCACCAGCAGGTTTGGCCCGCCGCCATAGGGCACACCAAAGTTGATGATCTTAGCTGCTGATCGCCGACGCTTGAAATCAGGCGCTGTGGGGTCAGCACCAAAGACCCGCTCGGCTACCAAGCCGTGAACATCGGCGGCTGCCTCGGATTGTCGTGCTGATCTGTACTGCTCATAGGTGAGTCTACCGCTGAGAAGCCCCATATATGCGTGGCTCTCGTAGGCCGCTGTCAACGTGGGATTAGCTGTAATCCAAGCCAGAAGGCGCAACTCTACCTGCGAGTAGTCGCAGTAAATCCGCGTCTGATCAGGGTCGACGACGAATGCGCGTCGGACAAGCTTCGAGAGGATCGGGTGACGGCTGGGAATGTTCTGAAGGTTTGGGGCTTTAGACGACAATCGACCTGTCGATGTCCCTGTCTGGACAAACGATGCGTGAATCCGCCCGCGAGCATCGACCTTAGAGATCAAGCTGTCGGTATAGGTGTTCCGCACCTTATAGCGTGCCCGCCACTCCATCAGTGGCTCGACTCCTTTGTGCTCGCCTGCCAGAACGTGCATCGCTGCTTTATCGACCGCTGGCTGCCCTCGCTTAGTCAAAGCGACAATAGGCAACTTCAACTCTTGGAATAGAAGCTCTCGTATGACGTTGTCGTTTCCCCACTTGTGGCGACCACCGAACAAACGCTCAAGTTTCTGCCCGCCCTCTGCCATCTGCTGATCCAAATCCAACCCGACGCGCTCTAAGTAGTCAACGTCAACGGGCTGACCAACAAACTCCATGTCAGCTAAGGCTCTGACCAGTAGCATTTCGTTGGCGTACAGCGCCGATCTGGACGCTTCGTAGTGCGTGCCTATGCCCATCGCTTGCCGACGCTGTTGGCGGTCGAGTGCAAGTGTGTGGCCTACGTCTCGGCATGCGTACTCGCCC